GAAGGAGAAAAGGAGCTGATGAAAATGTTTAAAGCTCTTGGAAATGATAGAGATAGAATAAAAGAATTAAATTCGTTTTTAAGAAAGGCAGCAAGACCAATTTTAAAAACACAAAAAGATAATATAAAAAATAGTTCAACTTATAATAAGCCTTTTCAAGTTTATAGAAAGGGTAAAGTATATGCTGAAACAACAAAAGAACAACTTGCTAAAAGTGTTGGTTTGTTGAGGTTTAAAGGCAAAAGAAGAAAAACAATAGGCTTTGCACTTGGGCCGAGATTGGATGGAGTTTGGGGGAAGCCTAATAAAGGAGGTTGGTTTGGTTGGTGGCTTGAGTATGGAGCAGATAATGTTGGTAAAGGCAAAATTAGATTAAGAGCAAAACCTTTTACCAATGCATCAAATACAAAAGCAGCAGTTGGAATGGCTGCGATGGAGGTAATGGATAAAGAAAGCAAAGCTATTGAAAAGACAATGAAAAGATTTAAGAAAAATTATAATTTCAACTAATGAGCAAAGTGGGGAAAGCAATATATAATATACTCTCTAATAATTCAGGAGTTAATTCTATTACAACTAGAATAAGTCCTTTATTAATAGGGCAAACTTTAAATTTGCCTGCTGTTGTTTATTCCCAACTAGATACTGATCCTAACGACACTAAAAACGGAGTTAGCTTATTAGATGAAATACAAGTTGAAGTTGATGCTATTGCTGAAACTTATGCAGGAGCTGAAGATTTAGCAGCAGCAATAAGAACGGCTTTAGATAGATATACAGGCACAGCTAATGGCGTTAAAGTGCAAAGCGTTCAGTTTAATAACGAATCAGACACTTTAGAGAAAGTTCAAAATGGACTTTACACCATTACGCAAGATTATACTTTTAGAATTGAATTAAATTAATATAATATGAAAAAAGTTAAATTAGCAAAAGATTATAACATTAAGCACGATATTGTTATTTGTGCAGGAAGTGAAATAATAATTAGCGAAAATAGAGCAAAGCAATTAAAAGAATTGCTAGAAGGTAAAATTAATAATAAAAAAAATAAATAGTTATGGCAGTTAATACAACACCAATAAACGGAAGTGATTGCTTCTTGCAAATAAGCGAAGATTCAGGCTCTTCTTATGACACAATCATGTTTTTAACAAGTGCAAATTTGTCAATGTCAATGGATGTTAGAGATATCTCTAATAAATCTAGCGCAGGATGGAAAGAGATTTTAGAAGCTCAAAAATCTTGGAGTTTAAGTGGCGATGGATTTGTAACTTATTCAACTTTAGCAGATTCTGATAATACAGGAACTATTGTTGATTTTGTTACTAACAGAACTAAAATTTATGTTAAATTCACTATTGGAAGCTATAACGCTTCAACAGGAGCTTTTACAGGAAACTCAGGAGATGCTGAATATTCAGGAGCAGCTTATGTTACTTCAATAGAGCAGAGTTCAGGCGTTGAAGATAATTTAGGTTTTAGTATTTCTTTTGAAGGAACAGGAGCAATAACAAAAGCAACTATATAATAATATATGGCTAAATTTGAAAAAGTAAAAATTGCAGGGCAGGAGCTAAATATTAAATTTGGCTTTAATGCCCTAGCAGTTTTTGAAAAAGAATCAGGCGAATCAATAAGCGGTTTAGGAAACTATGGAGAGAACATTCCGATAAGGGTTGCAATCTGTTTAGTTTATGCAGGCTTAAAAGATGGAGCTAGAGTTTCAAAATCTGAATTTAAGTTAACTAAAGAAGATGTTGCTGATTTATTAGATGATGATGGGCAGGCTTTAAATAGGGTTATGAAGGTTTTTGGCGATATGATGGGAGATAAAAAAAAAGCAATAAGAAAGTAAAGGAAAAGCCTTTAGATTGGGATAGATTACAAGAGTTAGCTTTTGGTTATTTGAGTTTGAGCGTTGAGGAGTTTTGGGATTTAACTCCTAGAGAGTTTAATAACAGATTAGCAGGATTCTTTGAATTACAACAATTTAATCAGCGTATGGAGTGGGAAAGGTGCAGATGGCAAACTTGTTATTTATTGCAACCTCACTCAGGCAAAGGAAAGAAAATAAAGCCAACTGATTTAATTAGATTTGATTGGGATAAAAAAGACAAAAAAATTAAAAAACTAACAGCACAGGAGCTTAAGCAAATGATGTTAAAAAACAGATTGTAATGGCAGTAAACACATCAATGTTTGTTAAAATAGGAGCTAACATTTCTGACTTTAGCTCTAAAATGCAGAATGTTCAAAGGACTCTTTCTCGTACTTCCAAACAGATGAAAAATATTGGCAAGTCAATGAGTATGAGCGTTACAGCTCCACTAGCAGGATTTGCTGCTTTATCAGTTAAAGCCTTCTCAGAACAAGCAGAAGCAGAACAAAAACTTTTAACAGCATTAAAAGGCAATGAAAAAGCCTTTGCTTCATTAACAGCCCAAGCCAAAGAACTTCAAAAGGTTACTTTATTTGGGGATGAAGAAACAATGCAAGCCCAAGCTCTTATAGCTGCAATGGTTAAAGAGGAGGAGCAGATTCTAAAAGTAATGCCTTTGGTTCAAGATTTTGCAACAGCAAAAGGGATGGATTTGGCAGGTGCAGCTGATTTAGTTTCAAAAACCTTAGGAAGTTCAACAAACGCTTTAAGCCGTTATGGAATAGAGGTTACAGGAGCAGTTGGCTCTCAGGAAAGGTTAGAAAGTTTAACAAAAGGACTAACTGTTGCTTTTGAAGGTCAAGCTGAAGCGGTTGCAAAAGTTGGAGCAGGCCCTTTAATTCAATTAAAGAATCAGTTTGGCGATTTAATGGAGGAAATAGGAGGGCTAGTAATGGGAGCTTTAATTCCTTTATTAGAATGGCTAAAAACTGCATTAACTTGGTTTCAAAGTTTATCCAAAGAAACTAAAACCACAACTGTTGTTATTGCAGGTTTAGCTGCTGCGATTGGTCCTTTAGTTTATATTGGAGGCGTTTTAGTTGGCGTTTTTGCTGCAATGGTTTCTCCGATTGGATTGGTTGTTTTAGGGATTACTGCTTTAGGACTTGCTATTGCTTCAATTATTGATAATTGGAAGGCTTTAAAAGAAAGATTTTCAGATATTGGATGGTGGAAAAATATGCTAATTGAGATGGTGGCGTTTTTTGTTGAAAATAATCCATTTTCGCATATTATTGAAGGTTGGAATTTTGTTGCTGAAAAATTTGGGAAAGAGGGGATACAAAATCCCTTTGAAATGGCAGCCGACAAATTAAGAGATTTAAAAGTTGAGACAAAAGATTATGAAAATGATTTAATTTCTTTAGGAGATACTTTTTCAGGTCTTGGGGAAAAGATGAAGGGCGTTTTAGGAGGCTCAATTTCAGCAGCTCCAACAACAACAGGAGGAGGAGCAACAGGAGGAGGAGGAGATGATATAGTTTTACCAACTGAAGGCTTAATTGAGATAACTGATGAAATAGAAGAGCAAGAGGATGCAGTTAACTCATTAAGTAATACTTATAGCGAATTTGGAGAGACAATGGGGGGGATTTTAGACCAAATGGGAAACAAATTAAAACAGGGAGCAGATAGTTTTAAAGAATATGGAATGATGGTAAGAGAGCAAGTTGTTGGCGTTGTTAGGTCTTTTATTGCTGAAGGTGTTGCAGCAGCTATTAGCAATGCCTTAAAAACAACTGCAATAACTCCCTGGCTGATTCCTGTTGTTGCAGGTATGGCAGCAGGATTAGCAACAACTGCTTTTAATTCTATGATTCCTGCTTTTGCTGAGGGTGGAATTGTTACAGGACCAACAATGGGCTTAATCGGTGAGGCAGGAACTGAGGTTATCTTTCCTTTAGATAAATTAAAGAGTTTTATGAGTGAGGGAGCAGGTGGAAAAGTTCAAGTTCAAGGAATTTTAACAGGGCAGGACATATTTTTAAGTAATGCAAGAACTGATATAAGTTTAAATAGGATTGGATAATGGGAGCCGTAAGATATAGAAGCACTTTTTATTCAACTGAAGGCACTTCATACCAAATAGATATTTATGATGCTGATTCTAGCGTTGGCTCTCCAACAACTTTCAACACTTATGGAGAAGGCTTTTCTTTAAGTTATAAGGGTGTTGATAAAGATATACACGCTCCTGTTATTGCTTCTTCTGTGGAGTTTTATATGGCTGTTGAAGATGCAGCAGCCCAAACTTTACTTAATGATATACTAACAGCTCAAGAAAAAAGATTTTTTTTAC